GTTACGAAGACGACCCTGCCGTGTTCCATTGTTGTCAGCAATACGAGCAGCGTCTCCAAGGGCTCCCATAGGACCCATAGGGTCTACGGTACGTACACCTTGCTCTACTTCTTCAAAGGCGTCGTGGATGCCCAGGGTGGGCTTAGAGAGAGCTTCAGGATCAGTTGCAAGCTTGAGGTCACCAATTTCATCAAGAGATACTTGATGCTTGATGTCACCACGAGTAACTGGATCGATATTGTCTAGTGCCTTTTGCTGAGCAATGTAAGCCTTGCCTTTGGCATCACGAGCAACCCACCTAGCAAAGCTAATGCCTGCATTAATAAGCTTCGCAGCACCCTCTGCTACATCAAGGACGGCACCAAGGTAGAAGCCTTCTAGGATATTCTTACGACGAATAACATCGGGTGAATCGCCATCAACAGTAGCGATGTCATTAGATACCCAACCAAAAGCTTGAGGCCAACGCTTCTTAAGAGCACCAAGAGCGTTGTCATCCTTCTCATTTAATGTATTAATAGCATCAACGGCAACACCAGCACCAGAACTCAGACCAGCCTTAGAAAGCCACTGGAAAGCTCGATTATTTCCGATCTGGGCACCAACACGTGCCTGGGCTGCAGTACCAGCTCTGACACCAGCCTTGGACAATAGTATCGTAGGTACAACAAACGATGAGATCTCTCGAATAGATTGGAAAACATCGTTTTTAAATGCAGGTATCTTGGGAACCTCTACACCAGGAATCTTGTTAACAAGGTCAATACCGAAGTCAACAATACCAGCAGGTATAGCAAGGGTACCCTCAGTACCAGTTTGCAGGAGGTTGAACTCCTCTTTAGGTTTTTCAGGTTCAGTCTTTGTGGATTGAGACTGTTGCTGTTTGGGTTGAGTAGATCCACCAGCCGTGGCTGAGTTACCGGATGATTGTTGATCGGGTGAAGGGTTTGGAGCAATGTTGTCCATCATCTCGTTGGCAGGATCATTAGCATCCGCCTCCCAAATCATCTCTTGAGTAACTGCCTTTGGATCTCTGTACTCTTTAAAAGGATAAGGCATAGTTAATTACATTCCAATTACTGCACGGGCTCTACGGGACCATTCGGCTTCTACTTTGTCGTCATAGGGAAGTGACAACGGCGGAGCAACATCAATTGCAAGACCAAGACTATGATATGAACCCTTGTCGTAGGGACGTAGCTCTGATGTCACGCGATAACCAAGACTGCGATAAAGAGCAGCTGCCTGTTTACGCATCTCAACGGTTTCAAAAGCAAAGTGCTCGTGATACCTATGACCATCGTGATCAGCAGCGTAGTTAGGGTGTGTCTTGTCCCCAGTAACATGCTCGATAACCTTGAACTTGCCACGACCGAGCACACCACTAGACCAGACATCAGGGTTGTAGCGGTACTTAGCAGCAGCCTTCATTACCTTGGGGAAGTATTCCCTGTTCTCCTGGGACATACGGATAGCACCAGGGCCACTGTTGTAAGCGTAGATAGCTTCATTTAAGCTGCCACCAAGCTGCTTACGAAGCTGACTTAGGTACTTCGCTGCATACATGATGTCAGCGTTTGCATCTCTACCTGGAGTAATCTCGGGATGCCATCGAGGCACAATCTGAGCAATACCAGTGGCACCACTATTGTTGTTGTATGCGTTGGGTCTAAAGCCGCTCTCAACTTCGAGAATACCTGCAAGGATCTCTGGAGGTATGTTGTATTTAGAAGCAGCACGCTGAATCGTCTTGCCGTAACCACCAGGGATGACTTCAGCTCGGAACTGTTTAAATCCTTCAGGACCACCCATGGCACGCAGCGACCTCATCGGGCTTGGGAACCGATTGATGATCGCTCTTGCACGAGGAGTCATCTCCTCTTCTGCAGCTTGCAATGAGGGGGGCTTATTGAATTCCGAGAAGCCTAAAGCTTTACGTTGCCGATTAATAATGGTGAAAGGGTCAACACCATACTTGCGGGCAACAGCTTGGATATGAGGAGGAACAACAAAAAAGCCTGTATTACCGAGAGCGGCGGCTTCTTGCTTTGTAAGGTACAAACCAGGTGAATCGAGAGAGCGGTCAAAACTCATACTTCCAGGTACAGAGACGCCGTTCTGGGTGTACCCAATCACATGCTCGATGTTCTTCATCCGATGCTGGAATGACTTAACACCTGTCGGCAATAGACCAGGGAAAAATTTCTCAGCGTCACCAACAAAGAAGCGTTGATTAGAGGCACTCTGTGACTTATCAAAGTATTCGATTGTTTCCTGTAATGCCTGCCCTGCAGCGATATCACCATCAGCACCTGCGTTAATCAGTTTGGCAAACTTGGAACGGAAGACGTTCTGAAGTTCAATAACAGCATGTTGAACACGACCGTTGGATGCACGCTGTGGGTCTGCGACAACGCTTGGCTGGTTAAGGATATGACCCTCGATAGCAGACAAGTACTTGTCAATACCACCAGCCACTTGGTTGCGTGCCTTCTCCTGAGCCTCAACATCACGCGAGAACTCACGTTGTAAATCAAGAGGAAGGTATCGAATATCCTCTTGGGTGAGTAGACCATACTGAGCTTTAGTCTTGAGGTACGAACGGATCTTCTCAGCCTCAACAGCCTCAATGGTGTCAGCCTTCAATAGCTCATTAAGTCTGTCACTGCGCCTCTGGAACTTCTCGAACAAAGCTCGCTGCACTGCTTGTACATCAGCATTGCTAGGAGGGTTGTTGGGGTCGGTGAGATCCTTCAGGGCCTGCTCTTCAGCTTGCTCAAATAGCATCTGCTGATCAGCTTGGTAGTCGTTCCAGTTAGCACGGGTCTCTTTGTTCTTGATTTCCTCAAGCAGAGCCCATCGCATACCCCAACGCTGACGGTATGACTGGTTTGACTTTGGATCAACTTCATCACCAAGAGCATCAAGGTTCAGCGGAATACCTGCATCAGATGTCTGCTGAACTAGCTTCTCAAGAAGATTCCACGAACCTGAATTCCCAAGGGGTCTGCCCTCAGAATCAAGCGTGCTACTGACACGAGTGAACCACTGAGCAAGGGAACCACCACTCAATAGTTCTTCGTTGTATTGATCACGTAACTCAGACGACTGGGAGATCGTGTAGTCACGCCGTACCATTGCCATTAACTGGGCCTCAGTCTTCCTCATACCAGGGAAGGTATGTTCATTGAGGAACGCAGGGTTCATCCCAACAAGGCCACGATCACGGAAGTATTGACTACGTAGGTAGTCGTAGGTAGCAGCAAGATACGTAGGGTTATCCTTTGCTTGAGAAGGGGTGATGGACGTGCCATCTGGCAGCTTGATTTGAGTAGTACTGTCAGTCATCAGTTTGTCTGACAACCAACTTGAGTACTCCTCTCCAGCAATACGTGCCTTACCTTTCAGATAGCCGCGAGCCTTGAAGCCTGTTAGCTGTTTTGTCTGAGTGATGACTTCCGCATCAACACCATTCTTTGTCAAGTCAAGTGCGGTGCTATCAATGGCGGAGTCAGCAGCATCCAAGGCCGCTTTGTCTGCTTCATAACGGGCCTGCTGCTCTTCTGGAATACCTTCAGAGTAAGCAAAGGCAAGACCTTCTTCTTCCTGTTGTTGATTGCGCTTCTCTAGGTCAGCAACCAATGATTTGGATAAAGTTTCTGAGAAAGCACCTAAGGCACGCAGTGAAGCTCCGTACTGCTCAGCATTGCTGACTTGAGTGTTTGCGTTCTGACGAAGCTGGGTGATGGCATCCGTGAGGGACTGACTCACACGAGAAGCGTTACGAGCTTGTGACTCGGCATAGTCTGTACGCCTTACAGGGTTAAAGCCTCCACCAGATGCATAACCTTGAAATCCTATTTGTTCCATAGTTTAGTTACTTAAATGTATAGGTATTAGAAGGTAGCATCAACGAGGAGTAGTCCAGGTTTAAGCTTGTACCGAAGGGATCTAGAGCTGGATTATTTGAAGGCAGATTCGCTACATCATTAGCAGAGAGACCACTGAAAGCCTGGTAACCAGACACAAGACTCGAACCAATACCACCAATAAGACCAAATACATCTGGTCCCTGCTTAAGTTGAGGTGCAGGGGGTGTGAAGCCAGGTGTTGGCTTCAACGCAACAGAAGAGTAAGCCTGGTTTTGATAGGACTTCAGCTGGTCACGAATCGATTCAGTGTTTAGCTTGTAGGCATTCTGAGCAGAATCCAGAGAAGCCTTCGTGGTAGCCATATTGCGCCCAGCGGCAGCTGCAATGGCGTTGTCAATTCGCTGAGCACTCTTACCAGTGGAGCCTGAAGCAGCAGCTAAGCCCTGACCTTCAAGGGCCTTGGTAACCATCCCTTGAGATTGGAATGCTGCTTGTTGGTAGATCTCATTTAAACGCTGTTGCTCTTGCATGTATCCACGAGAAGCAGCCGCGTTAGAATCATTAATTCCTTGTTCGTATTGAACCTTGCGAAGTGAATAGTTATCTAAAGCAGAACGCCAGTCAAGCTCACGTTGAGCCATCTGGTATTCGTACTGTTTACGGATGGAGTCGTTATAGGCAGCAGTGGATGCTGATTGGGACATGAAGCCACCAATACTGCTAGCAAGACCACTAGCTGCCTGAACCCCTGCTACTACGGGAGCACACACGGCAAAACTCGATAAATGTTAATTGATTAGGACCATAGGTAAGTTCACGTAGGAATCGAAATCCAAGGAACTGTAGAAGCTTTAGATGAACAGTATTGCGTTTATCAACAATGTTCCACAAAAGAGGCTCTGTACGTGCATCAATAAAACGCTTGGCTTCTCTTGCAAATGTAATTGGATATTTATGTATGGCTTCAGTGGTGAGCATCCATATAGTGCCTGCTTCACCAACACCTGCAATACCTGCTATCTCACCATTGGGGACTGTAAAGTAAACGGAGCTGTCGTGCTGACAAGCCGTTGGTAAAGCAACAAGAGGATCTAAACCATGACCCTCTTGAACTTCACGTCGGTCGTCAGCACGCAGGTTATTGGCTACGTATACAGCAGCTTCATAGGTAATAGGATGTACAAACTTAGACACGCTTATAGTAGCGGTTATTGAAGTCGCCTTCCCAACTCATCGAAAGTAACGTAGCTGGAGATGGATGGTCAGATACAAGCTCGATCTGGACGTTGGTATTGCGATCATAGATAGGAACAACCTGCTCCTTTTTAGGTAAGAAAGCTACCTCATCAGCGAGGTAACCGTCAGGCATAGCGGACTCATACAACTCGGTATAGCTTTCTCTACCTCTGCGTTTAATAATGGTTTCATAGACACCAGTCTCACCGAACTGCAACTTAATACGATGCAGTATCAGCGATGATGTCGTGTCTGATCGCCAATCACGACTGGCTGACTGTTTTTGCTTATAGATTTGTGGGAACAACACACGCATCTTGTACTTGTAACCAAGCATCAGACGAGTGCCACTCCAGTCACCATCAAGGACAGCCCAGGTACCAAGGTTATCTACTTCTACACGTACAGCAGCAGCAACACCTTCAGCCTTACCATCCTTTAGGGCATAAGCAACAAGTGACTCATCTTGCTTATAGACAATTGGAATACGGAAGTAGGTCTCACCAATACGGCCCTTATGAGGATACCATTGGTACTCATCAGGATAAGCAATCCGATAGTTATCAAGATGGATCTGATACTCGGTAGTAGTATCGTCAGCAGTGGCAGTCCAAATAGAATCCTTCAAGTCAAAACGTTGGAGGCTAACAACCTGACCCACACCGGGGCTACTACTGAAGTCACTAAGAACAGCAAAGTATGTGTCCTGCATGATGCAGTGATACAGTAACGTGCCAGAAAGATTCCAATGGAACCAGGCTGACTGAAGGCGTCGCTCTCCATCTTGGAACCAGCGGTAGCCCCACAGGTCCTTTGTGCCTATAGAGCCAATAAGAAGCATATTGTTCTCTTTGGAGTCAGCAATAGCATCAAGACCCTTGGGGAGGGATTCAGCAATGACACGGCTCTGCTCGATGACAATCGCATCAGTGCTGGACGGTCGTGCCTGACTGATTTCAAAGAACCGGGAGTTCTTAAGACCATCACTTAAGAATCCAACAGTTGCCCCCATGCTGATTGGCCGGGTCTTCTGGTTGAATTGGTAGTTGGCTACGGTAGTAATCTTTGCAGTCTCAGGCGTAAGTGTGTCGTTATCTGTGTAGAACAAGAATTGTTCATTAGCAGAAAATAGCAATAGGCCTGCTGCAGTTTCTACGCCGTCATACAAGATGGCAGGGTACGTGGAACTACAGGAAATATCGATAGCATCACTAGCAGTGAGAGTCAGAGCTGTCTTAGCCCAGAAGTTAAAGAAGTCGCCTGGCTGTGAAAGGATGATGTTCTCGTTAGAGAGCAAAGCCAGTCGGTTGCGGTGGAAGAGAATCTTATTGATCTTGTTACCAACAAAGCTTGGTTGGGGATTGGTCGTGTCATCACCAACAAGTCGGTCTTCCCAATCAATGGGTGTTACGACAAAAGAACCGTCTGACTGACGTACAATCTGATGAGGCAAGGAAGACCAGTTAAAGTAATGATAGCCACCAGGCTCAGCACACTCCTCCCATATACCGTCACCATCGTTCCCCTCAAAGGTCGGGGAGAACTTCACCCAATAGTCATCCTCATCCTCAGCAGTGTTAACTACCTTGAGGACCATGCCAGCCTTGCACTGAGGTGGTAGTCGTGAAACGTCGTTCACTTCTGCCTGTGCAATGCTAAGCAGCTGAGCTTCAGATGTAGTCAGGTAAAAGTCTTTGAAAGGACTATTATCTGGATCAGTAGAGCAGTAGATTCCGTTACCAATGATCTCAGTATTGAGCCAGGAAGCTCCTAGGACTGGATCATAGGTTGCATCATCAAGAGCATTTTTGATACCATCGAGAATCGTAGATGCATCAATTGTTCCAGTGGAAGCAGTGATGTACTGAGTCACCGGAATATCACCCATATCAGTAATAGTGGATGTCTTGTCAACAACCAATGTGTACTGACGACTGTTCATGCTGACAGTGATCTTGTCCCCAACTTGCCATCCAGCTCCACCTTGGAGCAGAGAGACAGAAGTGGTGTACTCACAGTAGTAACCCTCTTGAGGATCATCTACATCCTTAACAACGGACTGACCAATAGTAGATAGTTCAAAGCGTAGTCCAGTCTTTTGATCTTGTGAATAATCAAAGGTCTCTGTTTCTGTGTACTCACAGAATCCACCTGCTGCGTCATCTCTGTCATCACTCCAGTGAGCATCAACAACCTTCAGCTGGGTAACACGGGTAGAAGTTGATGGATTAGCAGTTGGACTTGAGAATAGATTGACTGTGTACTGGCGATTTGCGGCTACCGTCTCAAGCTTGATATACGCTTCATTAGGCCTGATCTCTGATGCATTATTAGACATCGAGACATTAACTGCCCTATTGGTAATGAACGTATAGTCATTGACCGTCAGTACCTGCAGGTCATCACTATTCTCATGAACAAGATAGGATGCATAGTAAAGAGGATCGGGCAGCTCAGGATCAATAGGATCTGTAGGAGGTACCTCGATGACGGAAGTGCTAGTGGTGTAGTCACCACATTTAGCCATCTCTGCTTCCATGTTGACGATAGCAACATCACGCAAACCTTTCAGCTCATCTAGCTGATTGGTTGCTGTTTCGATAAGCTCCTCAAGCTCGTCTATCCGATCCTGATCAGCCTGGGAATAGCCAATAGAGTACGAATAGACATCGTAGAGCGTGCTATAACCAACAACCAAACCAAAGACAGTAATAGCTTCACCATAGCCGTAGACAGACTCGTCATCTCGTTTCTTCGAGCCGATAGAGTACGTCACATTTTGGGGTGCATTAATAGTGATTACCCCAGGCGTACTAAGGGTTGGGTTCTGAGTACCAGCAGGGACCAGAATACCCGTGCCAACCTTGATTGAATTTAGTGTACCAGATACATAGTAATCAGTAATATCGTAGGTCTTAATTCCAGAGAAACTGGTTTCAATCGCTGACAACTCACCTTCGTAACCCTCGAGCTCTGCACGCTTATCGGATACTTGTTCTTCGGCATCACGATAGAGGTTAATGCGATAGTTAAGAAGGTCCAGGTCACAACAATCAGTTCCAGTGCAGGTCTCCGTATCAGGCGCTGTAGGAGTGACTAAGCCGGTGCCAGTGTATCCGTATGGAGTTTGCGAGTACAGGACAATGCGAGGCAGTCCATCAGCTGTAGACCACATCTGAATGGTGCCATTCTTATTGATCTTTCCTACATATGATTCGCTTGCATCACGGTAATAAGAAAACCACTTACCGTCTGCTGAGGTTGTGAGTGGATTTATAAGACGACCACCAGGTCGCTTCATCAAACCACTGGTGATATCGGGAACGACATTAAGTGCATCAGAGAGCTGACCAGGAATTTTAAGATCATCTGGCTGGTCTGACATCCCAGCAATGTAGTTGGGTATCGTTTGTGAAATGCCTGTCATCAGCGTGCAAGTGCTCTATAAGGTTGGAATGATTGATACTCAGTTCCACTTGGTGTACCAAAGAATGTATAGTCACCTTGATTACATTCATACTCAAGGCAAGCAGCTCGCGCTTGCACTTCCTGTAGGCCTAGCATCTGGACGAGTTCACGGTTAGCTACCAGTTGTGCAGCAGCTCTACCAGCAGCTCTGATCGTGATGTAACGCTTGAATACTGAAGGGAGATCTTCAAATATGAACTTCCAGACAACATCAACAGCAAGCTCACCACTAAACACATCAGTGTGGTTTAGCTTGTCATAAAGCCTTCCATTCCGTTTGACGACATCAGTTGTCCGATAGGTCTGACCTTCACTGATATCAAGTCGCAGCATATTAGCTGGAATTGCAATGTGACCATCACTATGAGGAACCATACTGAAATGGTTCTCTGTATTAAACACCCAGCCTTCGTTCTGTACGTCAGTACTGGTCTCTTGCAGCAGTTGATAAATCATTGCAATTTCAGGATTCTCAAACACTAGTGAGGTCACAGGTGCCTGACCGATGCTCCCCAGGATTGAATTCACTGCGGAGAGTTCTGTCTCGGTGTCGTAGTTGGGGCGCATAGAAGAGAACATCGTGATATAGATGCTATTTGGACATAAAAAAGGAGGCCAGCACGAAGCCAGCCTCCAAAGAAAAAAAGATTAATCAGGTACGAGTGCGTGCCGGAGCATCACACTCAACACCAGGATATGCGAAGCGCAGGTTCTTGGTGTCAGAGTACACAGTAGAAGCAGACACAGCCGAGCCAAAGCCACGGGTGGTCTTAGCCACAGAGTTGCGGCGTGCAGTGGTGGTAGCAGTAGCGCCAGAGACGCCGTTGTTACCAGCAGCAGAAGCGAGGTTAGCCATCAGTTGTTACCTCTTAAGGATCAGTTAGCAGCCTGCAGCTCGATAGCAGCAGCAGGGTTCAGAGTGCCAACACCCATGGCAAGACGGCCAACAACGATGTCACCCTGGTACATGGTGCGAACGTCAGAGCCAGTGGTCTGGATGGAGGGGCCGATAGCCTCAACCACAGCAGCAGCATCCTTGTAGTAGATGAGACCAGCGTGGCTGGTGAAGTCACCGCTGTAGTCGTTGTTCTCACCATCCACACGGGATACAGAACCAGCCATGAAGGGCAGGTTGTTGGAACGCTTGATGGAGATACCAGCGATCTCATACAGGCCTTCGCCGGTATTCAGCGAACCCTGAGTACCACCCATTTCGCGGTACAGGATGTTGGTATCAACCTGGGAGATCAGGGCGTAGTACTGACGGGGAGACAGCACAGCAGTACGACCTTGCTTGGGCAGGTTCTTCTCATCGAGAATCGAAGCAGCCTCAAAGAAGGCGTCAACCAGAGCTTGTGCGCTGTACTCATTACCAACACCCAACTTGATCACAGAACCACCGGGCTCGGGGCCAGGAGCAGCAGTGATCGGGTGAGCTTCACGAGCAGCCTTAGCAATGGTGCGGAAGATCTTCTTGTCATAAGCTTCAGCCAGAGCGTGGCCGATCTTTGCAGAGATCTCAGAACGCAGGCTGTAGTGAGCCAGAGTCTCATCAAGATCATAGACAAAGGCGCTGGACACCAGCAGGTCATCCATCACGATGGTCTTCTCAGCCACAGGAGGGTTGGAAGAACCAAGGATCGGGGTACCAGGCTGGTGGTAGTCAGCCGTCATACGACCCGTGAAGATGAACTGTGCAGCACGGCCATTCTTTAGAGCACGGCTTTGAACAGTACCCTTAGCGATACAAGCAGATTCATACGCTTTGATCATCTCGCCGGTAAACAGCTTCAGATAGGTAGCGTACTTGTTGTTATAGTCAGCACCACCTTGGGTCAGACCAAGACCAGGAGTCTTGTTGATATTACCAAAGGCAGTGATAGTGGTGTTAGGTGCAACACCAGGATTAGCAGACCAAGTAGTCATTGTAAGAAGAGAAGAAAAAGATTACTTCTCTAACCGGCTAGAAATAATTAGACTTGAATTTTTTTCGGTAAAATTTTTCAGGCTTTACCAAAGGCCTTCGGCAAAGGGTGTCTCTCGTAAGAGGCCAATGCCAAGAAGAGCCAGGTCCGACTCTGAGGTGCCTGACTCCTATTAGTTATGCGTGCTTCCGCATTATGTCGATTAGCTTCTGACTATATACGGGGTCAGTAGCGTAACCTTCTTGTTTCAAAAGACGAGCACACTCTTCACGAGTCTTGGCTCGGTTAACTCCTTTGTAACCTTTGTAGTCTTTATACCACCGAGTCACAAGATAGTTAACGCAATCGAAGGGTGTATCGAAGTCCTTAAAGGAAGCTTGGATAGTCACAGGACCATTCCCATAATCTTCCCATGTAGTCTTGACAGTACCCTTTCCTTTGATACCAAAGAAGTTATTCTTACCAGAAATAAACTTACCGAAGCCAGACTCAAGTGCCCACTGAGCAGCAACGACCTCCGGGAACTTAGCCCCTGCAAGACGTGCTGCTTCGTAGATACCATCCCAGCTGTTGCTGACAAAGGACTCTTCTTTGGGAGGATCAGCCCTGTAGAGCTCAGCAAAAGAACTGAGTTGCTGTTCGGTTAATTGATCTTCCAACCACTCCCAAGCCTTACGTTGATGTGTAAGATCTTTGAAGTAAATGGCTGCATTAGTTAATTTGATGGTCATGCTGAAGCAAGGCGCTCCAGACCAACGGGAGTTGTACTATTAGCCTTGAGACCAACAACAGTGCTACAATGAGTAACTTGGTTAGCCTTAGATGCTTGATCGTTATAGGGGATGAACCAGCGATCACCGGTTGCATTGACAACATACTCAACAGTGTGAGTACGTGCTTTAGGATTGAAACCCATGGTTCTGCAAAGTAGGAGTTTGTTAGTTAAGTCGAGTAACTTTGACTAATCCAACGCCAGTGCCAGTAAGCCCGATAAGGTCAGCTGCACCCTTACTGAGATCAAGGTCCCTCCCATGTGAGTAAGGACCGCGATCATTCACTGTAACCGTGGCACAACGCTTGAAGCAGACCTTAAGTCTGGTTCCAAATGGAAGTGTCTTGTGAGCAGCAGTAAGGTTGTGTTGATTGAATCGAGCTCCGCTAGCCGTTGGGTTGCCATGGAAACCAGGCCCATACCAGCTAGAGATTACTGACAGAGTAGTTAGAATAGGTAACATTGATTTAAAGCAAAGGACTTTTATATTGCTTGCTACACAAAAAATCGATTAAACCACGCGCAGATTAGTCGATTGGTTAGTAGTTCAAATTAGAACGTTCCAGCTTCTCAAAGACATCAGCTCGATAAGCCGGGTCATTGTCATAGCGAGGATCGCTCATAGCACGCACTACTTCAGCTTGACTGCGGAAGACATCAGCTTGTGTCTGAGCTGGCTTACCAGAGAACATCCGACCTTCGTAACCATTGACCATTTCAAATTGAGATCGAAGACCAGCTACTGCTAATTGGATAGCAGGCAGACTGGCGGAATCAATGATTGAATCGAAAGCTTGGATGTATTCTTGAGGTAGGTTATCGCTAGCCCAAGAAACAAGTTGGTTGTAACCTTCATCACCACCTGCTAGGTTTTTGATTGTGGTGATGTCAGAAGGACTTAAATCAGCAACAGGTGCGGGTTGCTCAGCATTTGCCTGCATCTCCATGTACGCCTGTACAAGGTCCGTTGAGTTCATCTCAGCGAACATCTGCATGGTCTCTTCTGACAGAGTGCCATTCTCTGCGTACTCTTGAGAGGCATAAGTAATCAACTCAGCAGTAGGGCTGATCGGTTGATCCTCTTCCTCCTCTTGCTGTTCTTCCAGCTCAGCTTCTTCAGCCTCTTCAGTTTCAGCAGTGGGTTCTTCACGTCCACCTAGTTTGCGTTGGAGTTCGATGTAAGCTTTCTCAAGCTCTTCTGCATCGCGGTACTTACCAGCCAGCAGTTGCTCTTGCTCTTGAAGAGCTTCTTCTCCACGTGCGAGACTATCGATCTCTTCTGGAGAGAACTCAGCAGCATCTACAGGACTAGGATCATACGTAAGTTCGGGTGCCATTAGTGACTACTTTCAGATTTCCAAGCCCAACTCTTGTTACATAGTCAGAGGATCGGCCAAGAGTTGGAGCGCCGACTTGCTCTTTGGGTGCATACTTGTTGTCAGCAGACTTTTCCTGAGCTGCTTCCGGCTTACTAACCGGGGGCAGCGGGGGGAGCTTCTGCTTGGGTTGCTTGTTGTTGGGGGTTGCCTTGGGCTGTTCCACCTAGCATCTCCATAAATTGGGGGTTCTTTGTTGGATCCATCATTGGTGATCCTGCAAACTGACCAGCCTGATCAACCAACGAACGTTGTGCTGCCATGGACTGAGCTTGCTGCATTTCTTGTTGTAGCTGTTGTGGTGACTTAACCAGATTCAAGACATCAATACCTTGAGCTGCTGCTAAACGCTTGATAGCTTCAGAAGCATCGATGTATCTGAGGAGTGCATCGGGACCTAAGGTTTGGGAAATAGTCGTTACAAAGTTGGTAAGACTTTCCCTGTCTTGACCACGGCCAAGTGCGTTAACACCAGCAACAATAGAAGGACGTACAAGATCTTTCGGGATCTTCGGTAGCTGGTTACTCCGCTGGAGAACAAGCATGATCCTATTGAGGTATGGAATAAGGAACTCAACAGTCAACAAAGAGAACAAGCCTCCGAGTTGTTGTTCCAATTCCATCTGTGTGAGCCGTACCTCCTCAGCTGTTGTACGTTCAGATTGACGGATATTGAGAAGCAGGAATGCTTCACCAATACGTCGTTCAAGATTAGCTGCCATCTCAGCAGCTGTCCTGAAATCTGCAGTCTTACCAACTTGGATAACGGCTACATCATCAGGACGACCCTGAACAATGGCACCATTACCTGCGTTAGCAATTGTCTGCGGTTTAGTAGTTGAGGATGGTGACACAAGGAACACCACCTTTGCAGCTGCTGCAGAGCCTTCTACGAGGGCCTGAGAGAGCGCATCAAGGGACCGTAGATCACCAAGGAACTCTTCAACACGACCACGCCCGTAGTTCTCTCCGTCAACAGTATTGAAACGCAAGACCAACCAAGGGCTTGCATTCTTTGGAGCAGTACTCCTGCTGTTGGGAAGGATCTGATCGAAAGCTTCCTGATGCCATACCCAACGACCAGAGTTGTCATCAAGTTTGACATAGGTATAAACCTCGACATCATCAGAGTCAGAACCAGTAGTGGTACCGTTCTGTCCTGCATGATTAGGTTTGGATTCAGGAAGCTCAACACCAAGAACCTTACGGCTGATAAGTTCCTTGGTCACGATCTCAATCACATTGCCATTACCATCACGGTTAACAACAAAGCGATTCAAAGGAAAGTTCTTGAGCCCATCCTTACCCATATAGATAAGAGCGTTGCCACCAACAATCAGATGTTTGATAGCTTGGTGGACAACAACACGATCACTAGATGCTGCAATAACATCCATGATCATACGCTCAATCTTTGAGAAGCTCAGGTCTAACTCACTACGTATCTCAGCAGGAATTTGAGTGCCTAGCTTCTCATCACGAATCTGTAGCTTAAAGAATGTTGTTTGAGGAGGCAGTAAGGCCAGCATCAACTTAGATGCTAACGTCACCACAGCCTTGGCCCCTACTGACTGCCACGGTTGAGGTACAGTAGACCAGACATTCTTCTTACTGACATCATCAGTGATCAGGTAAGGAAGCGTAAGACGAGAACACTCAATTGCAGTAGTAAGGAATTGAGAGCGTACACCAGCCAATGCACTGTATCTTTCACGTGCATTCACAGGTTCAGCCCTCCAGAACTAGATCCACTACTACCTGTATTTAGATTGATCCTGAGAGATGATGTTCCTTGATTGGTAAGACCAGCCTTCGACCTACGGCTCTTTGCTGACTTAACACCAGGCGTGTAGTTGTTCGACTGGAGTGCTTCTGGAGCTGCTGCTGGTTCACTAGGAGGTGTAGGAGCAGCGGGTGCTGGAGCAAGAGGAGGAGGCGGTGGAAGTTCAGGAACACTTGTATTGAAACACATTAGTCTTCTTCCAATTTCTGTTTAATGTAATCAATGACACTGGCCTGACCTGCGTGATACATAATCTTGGCATAGTCATCATTGAAGTTAGGAGTTCTCCACGCGAAGTTCTCCTCAAGATCAGCCACCAATGCCTGCAGCTTTACCCCTACTGACTCAAGCGTACTGAGGGAGATTGGGGTTTGCATGTTCAAAGAAGGCAGGCATACGGGCACGTTGAGTTTCGATCAAACCTTCGGCTTTACCTGCATACATCAGGCTGTCACTTTGATCCAACCAAAACTGTTTATCTAGATACTTATTCTCTGACTTCTTGAGGGGTTGCATCACCCAATTAATGGTTGCCTTCCTGAGCTTATCCAAAGAAGGACTGACAGTGAGACCAAGCTCACGACATACCAAGCTATTCGTTGCAACATGTACTTGCTCATCACGAGAGATGTCGGCACTTACTGTTCGCATTCCAGCGTCACCATTAAAGCGGAAGAAGGGGAGTAGTACGAAGAAAATCGCACGCTCGGCCACCATCGCTTTGAGGACAGTGTGATCAGGATGCGCGACCCAAGCTTCCCTGAGACGCATTGCTTCGGCTTCAGCTTTCTCGTCAACGCCGTAAGCGTTTGCGATGTAGCCGAGAGCCAAGTCGTGGTTTTCTTCGTCCCTGATATTGGACAGAAGTAAATCCCGTGATAACGCTGGAACTTCATTAGCTAGTGCATCCTTAATAAAATCCCCAACGGGGAGTTCCATGTGCCGCAGGGCAAGAGCCCGGAAGATAGTTTCCTCCGAGCCCTCCTTTACAGCACCGGCTGTGGTCTGAACAGGAGACCACTTACGCTTTCGATTAAAAAGTTTCTGATAGGGATTCATCACTCTCCGCAATTACAATCAGGTGCAGGGTCATTGAGCAAAGCATCCAAGTAATCATCCACTTCAGACTCATCAAGTGCAGCGTAGGCACTCGACTTATCTTGAGTGTCACCCATCACTTGGAGGCTGTAATAGAGGGAGGTTTGATCAGAATTCAACCACTCTTCAATGAAGGCTTCGTCATAGATGACCACATCGGACCAACTATTAAACGAGTACCCGTGAAGAAGTCCCGTAATATTAAGCATCCTTACGATGCCATTAGCCACTTTGAAGTAATCATCCCAGCCAACTTCTGACGCGATCTCAACCGAACCGTAGTCGAAGCTCTGGACACCAAAGGTGCCGCTGTCACGGTCAACATGGCGGGCAATAGGAGGAGCGATCTCAGGGCAAGTGGTGTGCCCATCAAGATCCTTGTAGCGATAGCTGCACGAGGCAGTCGGTGCAATAGCAAAGGCACGGACCATACCGTTTGCTTTAGCGATCTCTGCAGCTTCTTGGATACCAGCACGGATCTCGTAAGCCAACACTGCAGCAGGTGTCCGCTCATGGGGCTGGTTGTTGTTGATAGCAGACAATGCCTCACCGAACTGCTTGTAGGTCACCCCTTGCTGACGGAGCAGGTTGGCCAGCCCAAGCATTCCGAGACCGACCTGGCGATCAACCTCTGGAGTGAGGTATTCACCGCTGTCTCCGACACCAGTTTTGGCATGGAGCGAGCACAGCTCTGACATTCCGGTACTGAACGCACGTCGAATGTCACTAAATTCACAAGCCCCGAGATTGACATGCTGCAGTAGACAGGTTCCCCGTGAGGGCAGGTACACTTCCAGGCAAACATTTCCGTGGATACGTTTTCCATACTTGTCAACTTTGGTTTTGTTTAGCCAGATGTCACCACGCTTGATGCCAAGGATCAAAGCTTCCTTGACTTCTGCCGTGGCAATATTCCACCAGTGGTAATTAATGTTGACACAGCGTTTAACCCAAGGCAGCTCACTACGACTAGCAGTGATAAACTCAAGCAGATCAGGATGGTTAAGATCCAGATGACATACAACTGCTCCATTTTTCCAAACTCCACCACGCCTCAGGATTTCATTCAGAGTCGAGTAGATCTTGGCAAAAGATACGGGGCCTGATGCAACCAGGCCTTTATCATTTTCCTTTCCTCGGGGCCGGAGCTTAGATAGATGGACTGCAACTCCCGCTCCATAGCGTAGAGCGTGCGAAACAAATCTCCAAGATGCTTCGATTCCATTGTCACCTTCCATTGTGTCTTCAACAACGAAGACGGTGCAACTCACAGGTAGTCGAGATGTCGGATCATCAATCCAACTTTGAACACGGCCAGTACGTGCGATGAGGTCTTTAGTCACAGTAATATCAGACAAGATCAATAAGTGAGGGTTCGTAGTAGTTCGGTCCTTTGAGGATCTTTCCATCCTCACGACGAATAGGTTTACCGTCTTCTCCAAGCTTGCTCATGTTGCTTGCATGGACACGGTTGTATGCGGTCTGCAGATCCCAGCCAAAGCAAGCAGCCATCTGATGACACACGTACACAAGATCAGCAAGCTCCTTCAGGAGATGCTCTCGTGCTCGTTTGTTCCTGATGTCTTCCTTCAGATCGAGGTAAGCGTGAGCAACTTCGAGGTGCTCCTCATCGATCAAATTCTGCTGAAGATTCAAAGAGGAAGTCGTCAGCCCTAGCGGCTGCTCGAACTTGTTCCTGAACTCGTGTGCTGCTGTTTCGTAGAAACTCACGGTGGTTTTCAAGGTAGTGGATGGCTTTGTTGAGATCGTCGATTGGGTCTGCTGTGGATTTCTTTCCACACCTAGCGATGTATTTGATTGCATTACCAAGATGGAAACCTAACTCTTGCTCTCGGATGAAGTCTCCGACTTTCCAGCTGTTTCCGTAGTGGGTTGGGGAATCGGCCATTGTTTAACGAGGTTTGACACAGTGTTAGTAAGGACAAAATTCTGATGTTGTAGTGCTAGGAAGACAGTGATCAGATCTTCCTTGCTTGCTTCAGGCAGCAAGTCCTGTAGTCGTCGCATCTTGAACTGTTGCTCCACCGTCATCTCCGTCACCGGAGGTGGGGGTCCAAAGGATTGGCTCATTGGTTTCGTGGTTGAAGTCGGTGTACCGCAGTATCCGCGCGAGACGTGCATTAAGAAGAGCATCATCAGCAGTCATTCCTCGTTCTTCAAATGTTTGAACAACTGTGTTCCAATTGCACCCGTGTTTGTCGAGCAAAGCATCAGCACGTTTGATGCCAATACCTGGAGCACCTGCATAACCATCAGTTTGATCGCCGCTCATCGCTTGGATGAGATGCCAGCGATCACCTTGTTCCTTGGTGATTTCAATCACAGGATTGGTCATGTCAAACAGCAGACCAGGGATCTGTCTCATGTCCTTATCAGGACTGCAGATGATGTGGTTACATCCTTGCTCGATAGGATCAGTTGCGTAGATACCAATGGCATCGTCAGCTTCAAGGTTGTCCACCACCATCGTGGTGTAGTTGTCACCACACCAGTTCAGGAGACGTTTGTAACCACAAGGCTTCTTGCGGTTTCGATGACCTTTGTAACTGGGGTAAATTTTTTTCCTAAAATTTTTAGGGCTACTGAAGAACAAAATGAAGTCATCAAACATGCCCATGCAGTCAGCAATGGACATCAGCTCGTTCTGGAACATCTCCAGAACATCAGAGAAGCGACTCGTGACAACGATCAAGTCATCACCGTAATCGATCTCATCTTCACACGCTGCACACGTTTTGTATGCAATGTAATCAGCGTCAATGAGGAGTGTCATTTCCCTTGACCTCGACGCAACTTCTTTGTTCCCTTTGGCAATGAACGTGTTCCGTTGCCTTGATGGGTGTGCTTGTATTTGGCACGGGATTCAAATTGTTTTTTGGCTAGGTTTGTTTTGGATTTAGTTGGGGGCATAAGTTAGTCCCAGAAGTTTTCAAGGCCGGGTGGGCAGTGCCATTTCTTGCAGATAGTGTTTGTACCATTGAGCGATTTCCACCGGCAGCACCAACCGGACAAATCGGTTCCAGTCTGTGGAATGACAATTAAGGGATATATTGGCAGGTTTACTTGAGATGCCTTTTGAGCCCTCCAGCTCCAGCCATACCTGTTGCGTTGATACGCAGCAAGTTTTACATCTACCTCATATATATTGCCTTGGTACTTAAAGCAGAGATCAGTTTTACCATCACAGCCTGTGTTGCGAAATACGGTTGCTCCTTTTGCCATCAACGCTGCAGTAGCGTATACCTCAGCAATATCTCCAGCTCTGTTGGGGCTGAAATCAATGAGTGTCAGCCCACGTATTTCCGGTACTAGCTTTAGCGGCGATTGGGATTCGGAGATTGTAATATTCTCCAGCTTGAGCTGCTGCGAGTTCAAGATTAAACATTAGATTGTCCGCGTGTGCGGGGTTACATTCAAACTGAAGCTCATCATGGACAAATGCCAGTTGATCAGCTTCGATATTCAGTTGTTTAATGTTGTCTTGTGCGATGACCATCCATCGCTTAGCAATGACACCAGCTCCTGATTGCAGGAGATAGTTCAGAGCTTTGTGAGGCCCGTCAACGTTAATCTTTCGTCCATCAATCGAATTGATGTAGCCAGTTGATTGAACCTTTTTCTTGACGGCCTCAACAAGATCGCTAAGACCTTCAATTGCATTAAGATACGCTTCTCGTATTTCTTTTCCCTTTTGCTTTGCCTTTGCGGGAGAAAGCTGAGGGTCATAGGAAAATCCGATCTTTTCGTTGCCAGCCCCATAAAGGAAAGCATAGGTAACGGTTTTGACAAGCTTACGACTAATGCCAATCTTGTCGGCATTAACTTGGTGAATGTCGCCATTAAGAAGGATCTCCCCATAGCGGCCACCGTCATAGCGACTAAGGTAATGCGCGAACATCCGCAACTCGATGCCGCTAAGATCGGCCCCAACCATGCATAGTCCTGGAGTTGCTGTGAATAGTCTTCTGAATCTTTCATCAACTGGAACTTGGGCCATATTTGGATTTCGGTGAGCGCAGCGATGTGTGTTAGTAGCAACTGAGCAGTTGTGATGAATGCGGTTCTTACGAACTAACTTCAACCAGGCATTGGCACCTTCCGATAGCATGCCTAATTGTTTACTTAGTTCAAGACACTGAAAGAACTCAAGAGCAATCGGCGTACCGATGTCTTTGAGAACTACTTCGTCAATGGTTGCCTTACCTTTATCAGTAAACTGATTAGGTGTCCAACCGTAGAACTCTTTCATCACCCACGCAATGTGGTCTCGACTGGTTGGGTTAAGATCCTTGAGGCGCGTAAATGTGCCATCTGTGAAATATCCTCTGGTCGAGTTAGGACGACGAGGAGTAAACTCGCTTCCCGTAACGAAAGGATGTTTCTGTCTAAGAGATCCTTGCAACGCATCAAGTGCAGATCGAAGTTCGCATTCCAGCTCATGAGCGGATCGTTCATCGAAGTACCAGCCATGTAGTTCTTGTTTGGTAAGGATTTCAGCAACTCGATGTTCTAACGTGATCCAGTCAGGTATTTTTGGAAGTGATTCCATAGTTTGTGTGTGACTTGAAGATCCTGTACGCAATAATCCTCCATGTCTTGTGACCAGTTTTTCCAGTCAGTTTGTTTTGCAAAGCCACCCTTGTATTCACCAAGCCGGTAACCATAAGCTTCAAGAGAGTGTCGGCCATAGAGCTGAAGTGGCATATGATCCCAGCTCCTCGTTCTGTCAATCTCAAGAAGGTTAGGGTGATACAGACGACTAAGAACTAGCGTGTCAAGAGTTCGTGGTGGAGTGAACCACGGGTAGAACTTTTGAATGACGGGAATGTCGTAATTGATCACGTTCTGGCCGATGATCGTACAAGCACCTTCCAGCATCGTGATGGCACGAGCAATAGGCTCTTGAGTACCCTCGTCATTGAAGACAAGAGTCTGATTGTTACTAATGTCCTTGATAGCAACACAGTGGATTGTCGTAACGTTGTTGTACAGGCCGTCTGTTTCGATATCAAAGAGAAGATTCATTTAGTAGACATCATTAGGTTCCCAGTGTGGATTGACTCCGTAGTGCTCACAGAGGACATCGAAGATAATTTCAGTGGTGATGATGCGATCTTCACCATCAATCTCGCCACGGTCAAACACGGCAAGCAACATTTCTTCTGTACAAAGAATAATAGTGTTAGCCATCAATCAAATGATTGGGGCGTTTGATGATTGCTTCCATCTCTTGAAGCGTGTCCGCCCGGTAGGGTTGAGCACGAGCAACCATTTCTGGAGTGGGAGGTTTTGGACGCACAAGGCGTTGGATGTAATTAGAAGTCCGTTGTGGGGTCGAACTCTTGTTCTGGTTCATGTTCGCTAAAACGACAAGTGTCAAGGTCATAAGTAAGCTGACAGCACACGCCAACTTCACCCGTGTATCGATTCTTGAGGACTCGTACAGTTGTGTTGGAGTTGGTTTGCTGATTTCGCTCAAGTGCAATAACGGCATCACTAAGTTGTGCAATGCTGTGAGAGCCTCGTAATGAACCAAGGTTCACACGTGCTCCTTCCTCGTGGTTTTGATCACCACTAGGACGACGTAAGTGAGACACAAGGAACAACGAGATGCCGGTCCTTTCGACAAGACTGCGAAGGCGTGTCATTGTTTGATCAATGACTCGACGTTCGTCACCGTCCAATCCACTTAGCAAAATACTGAGGTGATCAAGGAAGACGATCTTTACGTCAAGACCTTGTGCAAGATACTCCACACGGTTATAAATAACATCGGGATCAAAACTACCGAAGCCATCAAAAAGATAAAGCGGCCAATGTCCAAGGGTTCGGGTGTAGACATCTGTTAGTTCAGTACGTGAGTGTTCACCAATGTGGTAAGGCTTACCTTCGGCAACGGACATCAGTCCCAGGGCGGTTCGACGGTTACTTTCTTCAAGTGCCAAGTAGCCAACCCGTTCTCCGTTGTTAAGAAGGTGAGTTGCGAGTTCACGACAGAAGCTGGATTTACCAATACCAGAGCCTGCAGTAATCGTGATAAGCTCTCCAGCCCTGATCCCGTGTAGCTTCTGTTGGAGTCCTTTGTAGGGATACTCATGAAGACCTTCGTCGTTAGGTTTAAGGATCTGCTCTAAGAGGCTCTTCGCTTCGACAATACCGTCTGGGCGATATGCGGAAGCGTTCCAGATTGCCTCTTTAATCGCTTGTGCCTTGCCAGCCTGGAGTGCATCGGAAGCATCCTTGAAATCTGGCAAGTGAGCGATCTTAACCTTGCCTGGTGGTAATGCCCCTGCCGCATCCTTCGCAGCCTGACGGCCTGCGTCGTCATTATCAAAGAAGAGGATAATCTCCTCATAGCCCTGGAGCCACTCAAGCTGTTTTTGAATCGCTCGTTTGGCCGATTGGGCACCATCCGGTACTGAAACCATCGGCCAGTTCCCCGGATAAGCTTGATAACACGAAAGAGCATCGAGTTCCCCTTCTGTGATGACAACTCTCTTTCCAGAACTGGAGAATAGCTGCTGTCCAAATAGTTGTCCATCAGGGTTTGATCCTTCCCATCGGAATGTTTTGTCAGGGGTTTTGACTTTGGCACCAGTACAGGTTCCATCACGTCCGAAGTAATGGAAGAAGAGTTGATTACCTTCTCGATGTACTCGATACTTACGGCAAGTCTCTTCACTAATACCACGTTTAGGTAGTGGCTCAGCTTGTCCCTTTAGCGGGAACGTCATTCGTTGTCTTTGCGGTGGGGCAATGTTGAATTCACCAGGCTCCCAATGACCGCACCCAAAGCAGAAGCCGTGGCCATCATCGTAACGAGCAAGGTTGTTTCGACTACCACAAGCAGGACAAGGTTCGTGTGCGACAAAGTTACTTGTTTCTGTATCGTGAGATGACGGCATTAATTAGCTTTTCGTAGATGTCGGCAGTGTTCTGGAAATACGAATGCCAATCAGTCAAAGCAGTAGCGATGCAGTCAATAACTTCATCGGGTGTTAGTTCACCAGCTTTGACACACTCCTCTGCTTCACACAAGGTGTCAGCAAAGAACTCAGTGATGCGCTCTTTGGGGGTCATCATTGTTGCGTGTGGAAACGTTGAATCAATTCTTCGTAACTATCCAATGCTTCTTCAAAGCCATCAACAATGTCATTCGGGGAAGAATGCTTGTCAAGGGCCATAATTAGATTGGTAGCTAGGTCTTTGATCAGCTCTATGTCAACCATTCGATTGGGATACTGTGAAAGGCACACCAAGGAAAGCCGTGCTTTTCAGCCCACTTGGCATAAGTAGTTTTAGAACCTTTGTAGATTTTGTTATAGGGTGATTGAAATACAAAGCGAATGTCTAGGTCAGGGTTTTGTTGCTTGACAGCTTTCATCTTCCGACGATCTTCTTCCGTCAGGTGACCCTTGGCTTCAAGGAAGATACCATTGGGAAGAAGAAAGTCAGGACAATATGTATGCTGTATTTGATAGGCAACTTTATGGCATTCGTATTTGTATTTGACACCCAGGTTGACGAGAAGGTCAGCAACCTTCTCCTCAAGTCCTGAGCGGAAAGCCATAACTTAAAAATCCACGTCAGTTTCAGCCGCAGGTGCAGGGGTCACGTTGGGATCGTCAGCCTTGAAACCTTTGGTTTTGCCAAAGAGTTCGGCAACATCTTCAGCACCCATATCACCAGTATCAACACCAGCACTGCTGGAAAGACTGATGATCTGGATACCTTTCAACTTAAGACTAGTGCCATAGGTGACACCATCTTTGAGAATGTAAGGCTTCTGGAAGAAAGCCAGCTTGACAGTCGAACCAGAATAAATAGGAAGTGACGTGTTAGTAATAACAGTACCTTCACTATCGACAATGGTTGGCACGTTTTCCTCAGTCCAAGAGAACTTGGCTTTGTACTTACCGTCAGATACTTCCTCCCAAGGTTCAGGCTTGAGAGTTGCACGCTTCGGATTCTTCAGTTTCGATTCAGCCCACTTGAGAACCTCAGTACGATCCTCTTCAAGCTTTTCGATAACATCATCAGTAAGGATAGCTGCAAGGGAGTAGCCATACTTACTTGGCTTCATCACAGCCTGGTAACCATCAAGGACAACAGGCTTTTTAGTGACGATAGTTTTGGGGGCCATTAACAGAAAAAGTAGGTGGATTCAAGGACGGATTCAAGATCGAGATCACCAATTACTGGTGGCTCAGTCTCAGCGCCAATAGCTTCAGCAAAGTCCATAAGTGGATTGCTCTGGCTAAAAATTTCGCAGTAGGTTTCCCTGACTACGCGATTGAGGATGCCCATATCTGTGGCTCGGCAAAGTACCGAGTCATGGATCACAGTGAATGGAGCATCGAACTTAAGGAATGCTCGATGAAGGATCGAAGCATCAAGGGAGTGGATTAGATTGGGAGCAGTACTGGACTTGTGTCCAAGAACATCTGGACCTTTTGGGTAGTCGGCAAGTTTGATCTTGGCCATCCCAAGGATTTCAAGTTCAACACGTTTGAACTCGTACTTGCGTCTATTTTGTTTGACAAGAAAATTGGATGGTGTTTGCCAAATCAGATAATCAGCACCACGTTTGAACGCAGCGCCAACTTCTTTCTTGATCCAATCCATAACTTGCATTGGACCTGGAACAACCTCATACATTGCTTCCCGAACAGCAGCCACAATTTGTGTCAACTCATCAGGAGTGAACTCAGCACCTTTTTCCTTTAAGGCTTCACGTATGTAAGCCCTATTGGAATGCTGAGTTGCGTTGTATGGAATGGTCATCACTGTCCTCTTTGTGACCTTCCGATCAAGAAGAGCAGCTAGATGACTAGGAAGCTTTGGCTTTGCATGTTCTGCAACTACCTTGTAAGCATCCTGTGGTTGTTCACTTGGAAACACATTGACCAACTTTGCAGTTGATTGATCTCGTGCAAGACCAGCCAGGATCTGAAGCCCACTGCACGTTGCATCGACGGCAACAGGCAGGTTTGTCCAACTTCTGGAGCACTCAATGACACAGGCATGGTACTCCTCACAAGCAGCGAGGAATTGCCATGGCTCATCAGCAACCTCCCAATCAGAGAGATTGCCTAGTGCATCAGTTGCCACTCGAGAAATCAGCTCGTGGTTGGCTGCAACCCAATCCTGCCGTTCCTGCATTGTTGCTTTGTCCAACCCGTAGGTGGAGGCAACTTCAAACGCCAGCCAGCCTTCAGCCTCAACGGTCATGAAGGCAGGTTCAGCAAACTTCAGTAGTGATTTACCAAAGTCTGTGTCTTGTGGGGTGAGGAAGGCCGGAATCGGATAGGTGCGACCTCGATAGTCAAACGACCACGGAAGAAAGAACTTGTCCTTCTCCTTGAAGATCTTGACGGTCTCCATTGTCATTCGTGTACGGCAGGACCGTTTGAATGCTGCAGCGTTGTGGTTCATGGCCTCCGCTGCTTGCCGTCGATACTCGTGCCTGGCCTCCTCGTTGTCCGCAATGTCCCAAGGTTTGTTGGGAAGCGGTAGCTCGATGATCGGTGTGAACTTACCGACCTTGTACTGACGCTCCATCAACTCCTCTGCAATCCCAACGATGAACTCATTGAGGGTGTAGGCGGTCTTCTGGAGCTTGTTCAGAAACAGGAGTGGTGTGTTCCCCTGTATTAGTGTCGGGTCGCCCCTACGAACCATCTCATGGCCGTGCATAACCTCGTTTAAGAGGTAGCCACCAGCCTTGATAGGAGACCAGTCTCGTGGTGGGACCAACATGGGCCACGCCATTGGAGCGAACATCAACGCATCCTTCATCAGCTCTTCCTTTGTCATGGCAAAGAGAAGGCTGGGAACAATCAACATTGGTGTGCCGTTGTGGCGTTTGACGGTGACCCGTTCAAACCACCCTGTAGCTTTCATTACACAGTCCAAAAGCCAAGCACCAAGCTTTGCCCTGACCACTGAGCCCCAGTTGTCCCAGTCATAGTCATGCCGGTTCATTAGTGTCCGGGCGATAGTGGCCTTCTGTTGGGTGCCACAGGAGCTGTGCCAGTAATTGCGCTTGATGCGTTCATACAGGTCACGATCCTGTGACTCGTACCAACGGAGCTGTGCCTCCTGCTCCAAAGCTTTGCCAATGGACGTGATCACGTTGGCGATCTCGTTGGCTCTGTCCTTAGGACTGAACACATGGTCAAAAGTCAGCTTCAACGCAATCGCTGCTGCTGCCTCCGGCTCGATCTCCGCCAAGTACTGGTGGATGGTGATGAAGTCCTTGCCGTTGTGTCCTTCGTGGATACGGTTAAGCGTGTCCTGAATGACCGCTGCAACGTCCAGCAAGGCAGCTTGGATGCTTGCTGCGCCGTAGACACTGGCCGAGGCGTAGCTCTTGTCCTCAAGCTTTCTGGTGTTGTCTAAGAGCCGCTCACGCCCGTAGGCGATGGCTCGTTTTTCCAGCTCAATCTGTTGCTCCGTCAGAGCAGGAGTTGGCATAAGAGACTTGTTGGTAGATTCGGGAAATGGACCAGCTCTTCAGGCATACATCTAGACAAAAGAAAAGCGGGCCGTTTGGACCCGCTCTATGCCTTAGACAATCCTCTAGATCGACGAACCTGAAACTAGCGCGTATACCAATTCCGCCACATCCGCAAGTGTCACAACCTCAACGGCTGCAGTGGTTTTCAGGGAAGAAAACCGGCTGTGGCTCGGTGTTGGACTCGTGAGAAACGAGGCGTCTCACCGATGAATGAAGCCTAACACAAGGGGTGTTAGACGCTGGTAGACGGGCTCAAATCCAGCTTCTGCAGGCCTTGGATGGTCATCCAGGCTTGCATCAAATCCTCAAGGCTTGGCACGGCTGGTGATGCAGTTGTGGGCAATTTGTGGTTGCTTAATGCATCGATGGCGTTTTGTTTGGCCGGGTCCGATACTTTTACATATCGTAACGTTGTTTCGATTTGCTTATGTCCCATCAATTCCTTGATGGTCAACGGAGCAACGCCTCGCTCGTTGAGCAAGGTGCCAAACGTATGCCTTAACAAATGGGGGCAGTAGCCATCCGGTAGCTCGATAAACTTACGCACCTTGTTGAAGGCACGTCTGAACTGTTCAGCGTTCTCAAAGTCGCTACCAAACACCAACGCTGAACCCTTACGTCCCTCACAGCGTCTGACAAAGATGTCAAAGATCTGTTCAGAGATCGGGATGCAACGGTAGTTCTTACCCTTGGTCACAAAGCCATCACGTCCACCAACGTGAATGCGCTTCTGAGCCAGATCAATGTCCAACACCTGGAGCTTGTTCAGCTCAGCGTGACGCAGCCCTGCATACGCTCTCACCAAGATGTGATCGGAGAGATCGTGGTTGCAAAAGGGATTGCGTGCTGCTGCTGCCATGTGATGCACCTGGTCTTCGGTGAACCACAACAGCCGGTGTTCCCCTTCCTTTCGCTTTGGAAGCTTACGAAAAGGGATCTCATCGATCCGACGATTGTCGTGACAATGCGTGAATACAGTACTGATCGTCGCCATCACGCGATTGAGTGTGGATGACGACATATGCCGTTCATCCTCCAGCTCAGCAACGATCTGTGCTACTTGGTCCTCATCCATTTTGTTCACCGGAAACGAACGACCACGCATGCTGGTGACATGCCCAGTGTTGATCCGATAGAACTTCACAGAGGGACCGCTCCGCCAAGTGGGCCGTGTCTCAAACGTGTAGTCGACACACTGCCCCCAGGTCTTAAGATTGACCATAAACAGTCTCCCAAAATTCACGAGAAATTTGTTCACCAAGAGGTGTCAAGGACACTACCTTGTCTTGCCCTCGATACTCCTTTGTGATCCAATGAAGACCTGGTTTACCCGTCCGTGTTTTATCGTGCAACCAGTTGGTTAAACGAGACACACTGGATTGGTTGTAACCAAGCCCTTGCTCAATTTGTGAGCATTTGATTGGCCCTCCTGCTGCCGCAATGAACATAAACACACAGAACAATTGTCCGGGCATCTCCTTGGTGGGAACCCGTCGTCTAAGTGTTTCAAAGGCTCGACAAAAGTTCCACAGTTCAAGGTCATAAATCGTGATGGTGCGTTTGAGAACCATGGATGTGGAAGATGTCGAGCCAATCCCAGATTAGCTCAAAACGACCCCAGAACAGCTGAAGGCATTGTTTAGAACACGAAAACTGTACCTTTCGTGACGCGCAGATCGGTTCCCAACCGACATAGAAGTGAATCCAAGAGAAATAAATAAGGGTCACAGGATCGGCAGCACTTGCATCGGACTCAGGCATTGTAGCACGCTTGTACTAGCTGGTCATAGGGGCTTGTGTTAAGTTGCATGTCATATGCAAACATTGCATGAAGCGATGGGAAATAACACATGTCCTTGCGGTCCATTAGTTCATCAGTTTCCTCAGTGGTGAGTGTGTTCATGAATCGGCGTTGTAGTTAATGCAGCCAATGAAGGCTTGGGTAAGGATGGTCACCTCATCATCAGCAAGATCAGAGTCACGAATACGATCATGAGCTTTTGATTCAAGCTTGTATGCGTATTCCTTAAGCTTCTTGGTTTTGGGGTTGTAGACACGGACAACGGCACAGTAAGGATCAGGTAAGTTCCAGATCATTACATCCTCCATCACTTCAAAGAAAGTTGGAGTTTCGATGTCCTCGTCGTCTAGCTTTTGCACCTCCTCCCAGTTGTTGGGGAACGGATCTTTCTTGGCCATATGACGGTAATTTAAAGCAACGCTCTAGTTCCTGGATCGATTCCAGATCGCCCTCACAGTCAACCAGGCATGCATGCAGCATGCTGAATTGACGAGAAAGACGTTGTTGTAACGGTTCAGGCACTTAGTAGTGGCCCTTAGTGTGTGCAACAGCTGTTACTGTCGCGGGAGAATAAAAAAGAGAGGCGTTACTTCACGCGCCACAACTCCCCTTGGGCGAGGAGCCACACTCAACAGCGGTGGCTCGGTGCGTCGTTATGTAGCCGTGATGAGGGCTGCTCCGGCATTGCGTCGGGATCGCTCCCGATGTACATATGATGCCGCAGTTTCTCTCTAAGGCACTCCCTTTGGGACGGTTTCGTGGTCGTCACACAGGCAACGCTTCAACAGGTAGGCGACAAGGTTGTTCATGCTGCGTCCCTCTTGTTGAGAACGCTTTGCAAGACGCTAGAAACGACCCACGAAACAGTGATCGTGAGCTGTTGGGGCTTCCGCAGATGTATTGGTGTCATGAGTGGATTAAATTGTGGGTGCGTCCATGAAATGTCGTAACGTTCTTCCCCAGGGCACACACAAAAAAAAAGCCCCAGGGTGGAACCGAAGTTCCAACCCCAGGGCCATAAGCCTGGATGCATCCGCGCGGGCCGGAGTGCTGCTGTCTTTAGTTGTGAGCACAGTCTACCATTGCGCCTTGTTAGTTTAGTTCGACGTAAACGATGATTTCGTCGTCAGAATCACCGCAACCACAATCGGCAATTGCTTCTGTTACTGATTCGCTATAATCGCAGGTTTCAATAACGTGCTGCCTTCCATTGATTGTAATAATGACTTGAGGCGTGACGGAGATGAATGGTTCCATGATTTAGCTCAAGCGATGGTGCTCTCTACTTTTTTAGCTTGTGTACCGTGTGCTTTGAATGCAACAATACACGAACGGTTAGCATCAGCGCAAAGCCTACAGTCAGCACAGGTTTTGTTTGCTTTTGCTTGAGCAGGGCAAACAATGAACATAACACCATTGGTGCACCATGATGTAACTTGTGTGTCTTTGGGAACGATACAAACAGCAGGTAAGCCGTGACGGTAGACTTCGACAGCGTGGGCCTGACTGTGGGCGCTGACATTAACTGTCATTCCCATTTGTGGGGCGGCCTTAATTAACTCACGATTGCCGTAGTGTTCAGTATCGTGGTGAGTATAAGTCCAAGCCTTCAACTTACGCTCACCGCAAGCATTAGCAATAAGACCTAAAGCGTGGGCGTTGATTGAACCATTGGTGTGCGGTAAGTCTCCTGCTTGGTTGTGTCTGAAACAGCTACCTTCTGGAAGTGTTTTTAGTGCACTCACGAATGATTCTATATCAAGGCCGCGTGGTTTGTCACTGTATGGGCCCTCGGACACAGCATCCCAGTGTAATCTAAGAGGCCCAGTCTCTGCATAGCAACCATTGCCAAATAACGGGCAGGATGGTGAGCAACTATCACGAGACGTTGTTGATACTGCAATCGGTCCAGTCTTAGCGTTGCTGGACCTCTTTGTTAGGTGATACCAGTGTGCCATGGTTTGAGTGAAGTGCTAGGGGCATTTATTGGGGCAAGTTAAACACAAAAGAACAGAAGATCGTCTAGGTCTTCACTGTCGTCTTCATCACGTCCTTGTGATCGTAACGCTTTGAGTTCCCAATAATCTTCTGTCCATTCCGCTTGATCAGGATAGAGATAAGGATTGTTCATTTAAACTCACCAGTTGTAGTGAGCTTGAAGCTAGTTACCTTGCGTTGCTGGCTGTAGCGCACAACAACACTAGTACAACCCTCTGCAATTAGTTGTTGTTTGTTAACTAGGGCTAATTGAATAGAACTAAAGACAAAGTCTTTGTCAGCGTTAAGGTCTGAGAGGATGTCGGCTTTGGTTTTGTAGTCTCTGCCGTAGGCTGGCAATAGTGTTGGGATCATTTCCTGGTGAGTGAATAGATAGCAAAGATCAAAGCGATCAAGGCAGGAAGTGGAATCAGATAGGACATAGGCTCAGCATGTGGCAGTGGTACCGCTTTGGGCACTGTTTGGCGAAAATGGATCGACGCCAGCAAAGCCGAGCATGGTGATTGTTGAGATCAGGCAAGCGAAACCGCAGAAGATTGCGGATTCGATGATGGTGCGTTGTTTGTTTGTCATATGTGGTGGGTCCGTGTGATTGATTAAAGATCGGGACATTCTAAATCTGTGAAGATATCAACGATGGCAGCAGGGAAGCGATCCTGCAGTTGATCGATGGCATCATCACAAGCATCAAAAGATTGCCAGTCGGTTAGTCGTGTCGCTGTGCCGCATCCATCGATGCGAGCTACACAGTAAGTAGTAGGCATGGGTAAGTCCGTGTGATTAATGGTCAGATCAGATCTTCAACATCAGCAACCTCCCGTAAGTGATCGATGAACTGAGCAATTGTGGCAGTAGGAAGGAATCGAATCAGCTCTAAATAGGTGTTCTCTTCTCCTAGTTCTTCAGCTAGGCGAATGGCCGCGCTACGGATCTCTGAAGGATCGCGCACTATGTCAGAGAAGAGGGGAGCGGTTGAAGTGTTGGCAGTGGTGAGCATGATTACTAAGGGCACGGGTTAGGTAAACAACGAGCAGCGGTAAAGCTGTGTTGCTTGTGCCAATGGTAGAGTCCAAATCAGTGTCTTAGGCACGGCTTGTCATATTTGTTCACACGTAGAAGGCTTCCGCTTACAGATAGCTTCATATTAACAGCCCCCAGATCCCTTGCGCTGCAACGGTTCTCACTATTCTCAATAAGGAATTAGTGGCTGGTTCTGTATCATCACGAACACGGTGTGGGTAGATTGATTAACTAACCACACCAAACCAGGGCAAATCGACGAGGGGTATGGGGGGGAGTGCGGCCATGTGCAAACGTTTATATAAGGCAAGAGAAATTTATAGTGAAATTTCTAAGACCCCTCTATATGCCTCTAGAAGACGCCTCTAAAGACATAAACGTAGAAACACACATAACACGCACTACACACCCTTTCCTGGACCTTTTAGAGCCCTCTCAGCAACAACTAACTGCTACTGGTTCTCCCACATCGCTTCACAGACATTAGGAACATGGTTATAAAGAAGATCCTGAACCTGACCAGCAATCACTGCATGCTCCCTTTGTGTACCATTCCCAGTCCTAAGATCACAGTAATGCAACCAAGACCTAATGGTTCCATTCATATAAATCCTAGAAGGAGCAGCCAATGGCAACACTTCTCTTGCACACTCTTTAGCTACACCAGAAGACACCATCTCACGATAAAGGTCTTCAGCTTCTGCAAAGTGTTGTTGAATACGACGTAGGAACACTTGTTTCTGATTCGTATCAAGGTTATCAGTACTGTTCTGACGGTTTTTGTGATCCTGTCGTCTTAGTGCAGGAATAACAGGAGTACCAATAGTAGTTACATCAGCATAACGTTGACTGAACTCTTGAAAGGAAAAGCTTCTATGACGAAGGATCTGAGCTGCTATGGATCTTGTTGTGTTGATTTCTACACACATATTGACCATTTCAAAGGGAGACCAATGTTGATGATCAATAAGGTATTTAATGAGTTTAGCACTGGTCTCAGTGTTTGATTGATTAGCTGGATTAGACACTCTAGCCATGTAGCTGATGAGTTCTTCTGCTTTAGGAGTGATGTGGATAAGTGAGACAGAATGCATTGATAGTTGTAGTTGTAGAATTTTAAGTTACAGAAAAGGGATCAGTATCATACGGATGGCCATTCATGGGCCATTCAGATGATCTAGATCCATTCTCCTCTAACCCCAAGTTAGTGAGCTACTACAGTTATTTAGTGATGTCCATTCACCCGCTCACTTCGTTCGCTGAGGACATCAACTAATTGTGTCAGTTGCTGTTTTTGTGTCATTTTGAGTTCAGTACTCACAGAATGTCCATCCCCAGGGACATTGATAGAGGAGCTAGTTGTGTCTTACGTCAGTGAGACTCGACTAGCTCCCCTCTTCCCGGTCCCCTTAATAGTGTCGGGTCGGTCAGATCACTTGCGCTGGAGTGAGTCTACAATGAGACCCACCTGGGACAAGAAGTACCGGATTTAGCCCCTCTAGCAGCTCGACGTTGCTCTAGGTCAAACCCAAAGCAGAGGTGATCTGTAGCGGCTTGTGGGTCATCCAGGAAGGCTTGTAGGAGGTCATTCCAATCCTCTTGACGACGAGCCTTGACGGTCTCGTAAGCACTGATGGACATCGCATCAGTGAAGTACTTAACGCCTTGAGCAAGGGAGTCAAGCCGGTCATCATGTTTGACAGCACCCTTTTCACGGCACATACGGCTCATCTGGTAGAAGAGCATGTAAAGGAGTCTGTCTTCTGGAGGAGCGTCTTTATTGGAGGCGTAGTCCCACTCAACGACACCTTTGTCAACGATCAGACGGTGTTGGTTAAGGATGGGCTCTAGTGTATCGATGATACGGTCTTCTTTACGGACGTTAGCTCGAACTTCTTCTACGTCTATGGCTTGTTTGGTTTGGATGAGGTGTTTTTTAAACAGTTCTGCGACGATACCGTCACCGAAGTTTGTTTCGACAACAAGTTTGGAAACGTTATAGCACTTACACCCACGAAGGATGTCAAGAAGTGTATTGTCGCTATAACCGTCGCGATACGCTCGTACTTCGTGAACGTAGAGAAAGCCATTCTTTTGTGAGATGTATGTAGCTGCTGTTTCGTCAGTACCACGACCACTGGGGTCTACGGAGCAGATCGTTTCTGTGTACGGTCCCCATTCACCTTGAAGTTGCATTGGTGAATAGAAGTAATCACCCGGTAGGCCAACCGTAGGCAGATCTTTGAGCACATTACGAGGGTCACTGCACCACACCACAGCATCAGGAGCTTGTGTTGGGTTAACAGAGGTGATGATGAGGTCACTGAACTTAAGTGGGAACTTCTCAGCGTCACTCAGCGTTGTATCGAGTTGAAACTGAAGCATGAAGTTGCTACGACCCATAGCAGCTTCACGTTCAAGGAGATCATCACCCTTAAAGCGATCAGGATCTGTTGGTGTCCACTCCTCAACACCCATCTCGATGTCTTCTACGATCTGAGGAGCAAGGAGTCCTTCGTATTGATTGAGCTTGTCTTTACGTGGGTAGCGTGATGGCCAAACAAACGGGCGGTAGTTACGTTCAGCTAGCTTGCGGTAGATGGTGAAGGTAGTCTGTGGGGTGCCAAGGTACATGATTCGGGAGTCCTTCTTTGGGGTAAGGATGGACTCTGCCTCAGTACAAAGTTGAAGTAGTTTCTCCCGCATCATCTCAGTCATTGAGTTACCAGGAACTTCGATGTCATCAAGAATCATTAGGTCTGCACGTGAGCCAGTAAGTTGACCTGTGATACCAACACTCTTGACGGATGGTGCTTGGTGAGGGCTGCAGTTCACGTCAAAGCTAATCCGTGACCACCGTGCATCATCACTCTTTGGTCTCAAATGTGATAGCCACGGTGTTTCAATGATAAGCTTCTGAAGGAAGATCGACATGTTGTCTGCCCGTTCTTTTGAGGCAGAAATAATCATGATCTTCTTTTCTGCGTTATTGAAGAGTGTCCACAACACAAAAGCTCCAGTAATCCAACTCTTACCTACACCACGAAAGGCTTGGATCTGAAGTCGTTTAGGGCCATTCTGAAGGTAGTCAGCAATAGCGTATTGTGCTCGTGTGGGAGAGGGGAGATCAAGCTGCTGCCACAGAGCTTGTAGAAACAGCTTAAAATCGCCCTGTAAAGCCGCTAGAATATTATTCACGGTAGGATTGTACCTAAATAGAAAAAGAGAGGCCCTACAGACGCTCCTGGGGGCCTCTCCGTGCGTTTATGAATCAGTCGTTGTACCGACGCTTACGGCGGACATACTCATTGACCTTTTTCATGTCAGGCTTCTTGTTGGCGTACTTAGAGCCGTCAACCTTGGTCTTAGTTTCGTAGCCAGAGTCCTGACCAAAGTTGCTGCTGAGGTTCTTAGCCTTTTCGCCTTGTGCGTTGGCCTCACGTTGCTTCATCCGATCACGCAGCTTCATACCGCCGCTATCACTGTCAAGAAGGGGGTTGTTGGACTTGCTGGTGCCACGACCGGGGTTAAAGTCGTCCCACTTACGACCAGGCATTGCAGGCTTCTGTGGAGTCGTGGAAGCGGTAGAGCGTTGGGTGCCGCTACCGGGTGCAGATGCTGTGCTGCGGGTGGAGGGTTTGGGAGTAGCGGTATTATTAACGACCTTCAGACGCTCACGTTCTTTAGCAAGTTGCTCATTGCGGTAGTCGTTGTACTGAGGGCTACCGGTAGGGACGGCATTGCCTTTAGGGGTACGAACTCCGGTGCTGCTGAGCGAAGGATTGGTTGGTTTAGCGTCGGATTTGGTTCGAGTGCCAGCTGCAGCACCACGCCGAGTGCCTCCAGTTTGAGCGTCGGTCTTTTTATCTAGACCAGTGCGTTCTTTGAACTCGTTCCAACGACGATCACGATCAATCATTGCACTGACCTCACCGGCCATAGCCAGAGGTACAACAGCCTTGTTAAGAACACCACCACCAGCTTTAGCAGCAGCTCGAAGGGCAGCAGAGCTGCTACCAGATCCAGTGCGAGCGAGGGCTCCGCTACCAGATCCAGTGCGAGCGAGGGCTCCGCCTTGTTTACCAGGTGGTAGGGCACGTTGAGGACTACCAGATCCAGTGGGAGCGAGGGCTCCGCCTTGTTTACCAGGAGGTAATACGTTTTTAGAAGCCTTACGTAGTGCCTCTTGTTGAGCACGGAGTTGGCGTTGCCTTTGAAGGAAGGAAGGCTGTTTAGATTTCTTAGAGGGCATAATTAATTAATCCAAGATAGAATTAGCTGTTCTTTATTGGGGTTCTCACCAAACGTGGCTCTCATCCATTGGAGCCAGTTTTGACTTCCTTTTGCCTGATTACACTTTCTACAACTTGGCACAAGGTTGTTAGTAAGGTCTTGTCCTCCATAGGTACGTGGTCGGACGTGATCAAGTGTAAGTTCATTAAGGTCATAAGTTTCTCCGCAATAGACACACTTACAGTCGAAGTGTTCCTTAATAGCTCGACGCCATAGTCGTTTTGCTTCAGGACTTGTCATTGTTATAAGGTTATGGAGATAGTGATCAGGCGTAGGAAACAGGGGAGTCATTACCGCATTTTGTTTGTCTTACGAGCGCCTTTGGCACGGTTAGTTTTACGAGGAACAATCTTGAGGTTCTCTCGTGAATTGTTCATCGGGTTCCCATCCTTGTGGTCTACTTCATGGCCATCAGGGATGTTGCCCATAGAACGACGTGCTCGGGCTCGACTAGCGTCTTTATCTTTGTTTTTGCGGCGATATGCTTTTAGATACTCAGCACGAGCCTTATACTCTGCTTTCCAGTCTCGTGCCATTTAAACGACTCCGAACGAGATCAGGATCAATCTTGGGAAGGATGCTGGACAATTGATCTAGTGGGCTGCCTTCCATAGCAACACCAGATATGCTGTTTTTGGCTAGCCAATCACAAGCTGCTTTGAGATCAGCAGTTGTGGCTTCACCACTTTTGATACGGTTAAGCAGTTCTTGTGTGACTAGGTTGTGGAGTTCGTTGAACTGGTCTTCTGTTGCTTTTCCTTTTCGTGCCATGGTGCTGTTAAAGAAATAGACCAACCTTCTTCACCAAAGGTACCGACCTCAGTGAAGATAGGTTGATCTATAGTTGACGGGGGAAGATTAAGTTCTTCGATAGCCTGAGTTACAGCTTCCTCAGCCTTTACTTTTTTGGCTTAATGGCGTTCAGAGCCTGGAGGATAAGCTGGATGATGCTGTTTGACTTCAACGGGGTGAGTGCGATTACTTCGCTAGCAGCAGCAACAATGATCCAAAAGATAGCAGATTCAAAGATAACCATGATTAGTGAGGGGTAGTGTTAGTAAGAATGGCATCTAGCTTAGTCTCAATTCGACTCATACGCCCTTCAAGCTTGTTCATGGCGGTTTCTAAGTCGTGTTTCGAGACGTAGTATTGAGCAATGCGGAGTTCAACTCCGTCAATGCGTCTATCAGCGTCAGCGATGCGTGAACTGACGCGATTAAAAAGGACAAAAGCCCCAGTTATAAGAGCTAGACCTGCAGACACACTGGCTTCTACCATTACGGATTAGCCTCCTGGTTGTGTGTACATTCCAACCTCTACAGTGCGGCACTCCCAGGTGTTGAGAGCAGCGTGGTAGATGCAAACCTTATCTTCATGGAAGAAAACATCTTGGTCTTGAGCACCACCAGGAAACGGGATTTCTGACATAGGTAGTACTCCTATTCAAACGGGAACTGGTAACCGACAATCGACATGACACCAGAGTCAATACGGTTGAGCTCAGTATTAACGTCTGCAGGTGTACCAGGATAGGTACGAATACTACGAAGATCGTTCCTGTACTGAATTAGTGCAGTAGCCGTAGGGCTCCCAGCGGTGACGTATGGAAGCTCCCAATCAATCTTTTCTCTGATGGCGAGTGCTCGTTTCTTGAGCTTGGTAGCGATGTCCGTTGTAGCTTCTGCTGCTGTCATCTTGGGAGGAAGCAACGCCTCCGCATCAGCCTTGTAGGTTGAGTTCAGTGCAAAAGCTGCATCGCCTTCTAGATAGAAGTTACTCATGCGACTTTATCTTTAGTTTGATATGGAATCACTTGGAAACGTACCGGATAGGAAGTGACACGTGTATTACCCCAGTTAGCTGCAATAGTGAATGCAAGTAAATTGAAGGTAACAACAGCACCTTTGCTAAAGGCGATATTGAAGATCTTGGTGTACGGAAGTGTGCTTGTCCTTTTGTCAACCGTGGTGGCATTCCACGGACACGTGATATTATGTGTAGGAGCCAAGATCATTGTTGTTGACGTATCAGCAGAGTCATTGCGATACGTGGCATTAGTTAATGTCAGCTCATACTGCAAGTATGCTCTGAATGCATACAGGTCTTCATTGGTATAGTTAAGACCAGGCTGCATGGTGGTAGATGCAAACATGTAGCACAAAGCTGCATCTGCCTCTGCAGGCATCGTTATCTGGTGCGTAAGCGGAGCAGAATTGGTGGAATTGGAACGAAGAAGATATTCAGTACCGGCTGCAGAACCAGCAGCACCAGTAAGTACAGAGGTAACAAAATTACCATTACCATCGATATCAGCCATGCGGAAGCTGATCGGCTCGTACATCAGGTTATAGCCGTATGTTTCAAGCGGTGTCGTCTCTAGGTTGACATCAACAATGCCAGACTGCAGAGTACCATCATCAAGGATGGATAAGCCCCTGCCAACCTTGATACCACCTAGTGTTGTCTCAGTAGCGACAGGGAGAATCGTTTCACCAGCAGGTCCCTTAAGGTTAGCAGTAGTAAATGTTAGACCATCATTGCTGAGGAAGGTGATTCGGTATTGATTGTTGGCAGTAGAGACTGCCGTTCCGTACCAGCCATTGCCATTAGTACCATTTGTCCCGTTGGTACCATTGGTTCCAGGAACGCCCTGTGTACCCTGTGGACCTTGAACAGGACCTCCAAGGTTGTACCAAGTAGTACCATCCCAGAAGAACAGAAGGTTGTCGTTAGTTACAAGCCAGAAGGTATTTGGGTCAGCATCGTTCGGAAGATCTACTTGTGCTTCAACAACACCAGCTACGTTTACACCTTCACCAGGGTCACCCTTAGGTCCAATAGGTCCCGTAGGACCAGTAGGCCCAGGAACACCTGGGTAAGTAGGAACCTCACCTACAGCCCAGGTATTAGTATCTGCATCGTAAGTAGCAAGTAGATTATCACGAACTACAATGTCACCATCAGCTGGATTAGCAGGGAATTGAAAGCTCATAATAAATATGTAAGTTAAATAAGGCTGCCAGAAGCCGCTTGATCAGGCGGTAGGTCAACATTGATAACATCCCCCACAGGATCAACCGGAGGGGTACTGAAGGGGCTTGTAGGCCACGGAAACAAACCACTAAAGTCTTGGGTAATGACCATACACAACTCATCAGTAGAAGTTGTATTTTTGATCATGGTCTCTCGATCATCTGAACGATCACGAACAGCTGTGCGGTAATCAAGAACAGCTTGAGGTACAGCCTTGCCTGTCTCAGTTTGACGAACGATGTACCAGTCGTATGGGTTAAGGAGACTACCAGCAGTCATTTTAGTGGTTCCAACCCACTGCTTAACAAGCTCTGTATGATGCTTAGGGTTGTTTACACCCCAATAGAAGCGTTGATCATAAAAGGGCTCTTCTGGGGCCTCTGTAATGCCAATGGCGGCTCGTTCTTCAGGAGATGCAAGGCGAAGCCAGTTGGCAGGATATTGAATGCCATCGTGGGTAAATGCCACGTCTGGACTTATAGGGTTTCCATTAAGAATAAACATCATGTATCTCCATAGTTAACGAGCACGAGCCAGGGCAAATGGCGATTCAGCGAAGGCGGCGTAGATAAATGTGTCGTTTGTGTTAAGGCCGTAGCTTGCATTAGCAACGCGGATAGCGAATCCATTTGAGAGAATATCCACTTTGTTGTATCCCTCACCAACATTCTCAGCAGCCGACTTGTCAGCTTGCAGTGACTTGTCTGTGACATTGTATGTGTCACGCACTGAATCAAAGATTTTCCAGTTATCTGTGGATGAAGTCTTCTTAATAAGAACGAACCGAGGTCTAAATCCACAATAAATGAACGGACCTGATGTTTCTGTTTGGCCATTGCCGGTGTATCTGCCGAAGGCGCTATAACCCGCGACTGGGGCGAAGCAGTAAGAGACGTAGGTGCCAGTATTTGCGTTTGTATTGGTAGCAGTCCCAACACTGAATACTGTGCTTGTGGGTGATGTGCTATTCCAGTATGTAGCGCCTGATGCCTCCGCAGCGCCTGAATTTAAGATAAGGTAGTTTGTCGCAGCAATGCCGGTGTGCCAAACAGCCCAGTCGCCAGTTGTGTTCCTGCGTTTAACAATCGCCATCTGAGGCGCAACGCCGAGCCCATGACCGATGGTTGCATTTGCTCCAGTGCCCGTAAAAGTGACGACAGAGAACCCTGCGCTTGCATTAGCCCGCACCTGACTGCTAATTGATCCTGCGGTGTTAGCTACCGTGCTACTGCCTGCGTCCCAGCACCAGCCTGCATATGTCGCCGCGTTGTAATTAACTTCCGCCTGTGTGCCGAGCGTAAAGCCGTTGCTGTTAAACGCTGTTAAGCCATTGTCGCTTGTGACTTCGGCATCTGTGGTGTTTGACTCAAGGCGTGCCTGGGCGCCACGCACTGCGTCGTAGAGCGCGTGATCTGTTACGGAAGAGCGTGACTTAATCCAAACAAGATCAGGGCTAAAGCCGAGTGTGCTGGTAGGTGTCAGCGTGGAACCAGTGCCGGTGTAGGTCACCACATCCATCACCGTGCGGGGTTTGGTGATTGTGGGCGTCGGCAGGTTGGCGGTGCAGAGTGCCTTGAAGCCCGAGGGTGCTTGATAACTGAAACTGCGTTGGCCGAAGTTGCAATCATGCACATTAGATCCAAGGCCGCTGGATGACGCTGGAACTATTGCAGTGCCAGTAACAGAAGTCTGTGACGGATTTGAGTTAGTGGCAGGGTTTCCACTCGCAAACCAAGTACCGTTTTCGCCGTACCAGATCCTACCTAAATCAGCGTCATAAGCGACCATGACAATGTTGCCAGACGCACCAGAGAAGCTGCCATATGAAGTGGTTGCCCCGTTGTGATATACACGACTTGGAGCGTTAATAATTGCCCATCCATTTGCTGTTCCTCCAAGGTTAGCAGGCGAAGCAGCTCCAATGTTGTAGACACCAACACGTGGATTTGCTGCTGTTGTTAACGTGACTTCCCAGTACCATTTACCAGAAGTCATTGCAAAAGTACCGACAGCAGGTGTAGGGGAGGAAGTGCTTACGGTGAGATTACCGTTGCTAAGTGTGCCCCCACCTAAGCCAAGTGGATTTAACGTGCAATAGTTGCCTCTCACAGTTCCACCAGCGCCTGTGTCGGTGCCGTAGTTCGTGGGACTATCGACGAGGGAATCGTTGCCTGCTCCAGCAGTGACGGACAGGTTGTTCGGCGTCCAGTTATTCCCGTTGCCAGAAGTGTCCTTCCCTAGTG